TATATGTAGCAAAGGTATCGGAGCTCACCGTCGATCATGCGAACGGTGACATTAAGCGGATGGATCGGTCGGAAACCCACCACACCTGACAGTTTCATGCCATCCGCACGCTCAGGCCTTACGATCTGGACAAACGCATCGCCGTAGAGCAATTTGCTCCGCATGACGTATTGCCACATGGCAGCGGCTGACCAATTGAAAAACGGTTCGCGGTTTAGCAAGTGGCTTAAGTGGTCTTTGTATTCTTCACGCTCACCACGGATGACCCGGTATTGCTTGATCGGCAAAGACGCAACAGAGCCGCCCAACAAGTCGATGCAAGCGTACACGCTCGACACGCTCATCGAGGTGAGTTCATTGACAGTCACGCCCGACGAGGTGATCCCGTTGGTCAACCAATCGTATAAGGTGCTACCTCTGATGCCGTCCGATACTGGAAGCATCCCGCCGGTTTGGTTTTTAATGTCAGACCCCGAGCCAAACGCGCCCTTGATCCTGTCGATCAATTTCATAGAATCACAAGCTCCGCGGTCACTTCCTCGGTTTTCTGGTTCAACATCGAACGACCCAACGCCATGATCAGCGCAACCACGCCGTCGATCTTGTTCTCTGTCCTGTCTTTTCTTGGGTAGATGTTGTCTTTGGCGTCAATGTGGCAGACGACATTACTGACCATCCACTCAAGCACTGGGTCGCCGTCATGATGCAAGCGACCTTCCAACACCAACGCCTCCAACTGTTTCATCGGCTCGCTAAAGTTCAGCACCGTGGGACGCATCTCAACCATTGGCAACCCTTGCTCGCTCATGCGAGTCGAGAGCTGAGTCGCTTGGAACGGGTCGTATGCCACCTCGCTGACTTCAAAGTCCGACGTGTCTTGCAACAACCCGTCCTCAATGGCGCCAAAATCGGTCACAGCGCCCGGCGTGACGGTAAGCAACCCCAGTTGCTCCCATCCTTGATATTGGCTGTTCTCGGCTTTCTCAACGGCTTCCTGTGGTAAGTAGTACTCACCAAAGACGTAATAATGCGGCTTTCCGTCAACCTCTCGGCTAAACAATCGAATCTTTGCCGCCACGTCAATCTTGCTCGCCAAGTCAAGACCAACAATGCACGACTCGCCAACAAACTGGTCTTTGTCCAGTGTCGGGTCGCCACACCGCGCCCACGCCCTCATGTCCATCCAAGCCGTGTCAGCGTTGACCCACTCGTCAAGGTGCTTGGTTTTGAAGTTGTTGGCGGCGCTTGGCATCGCCATCGCTTTGGCTTGCAGTGGCAACAAAACCTCTGGCATAACGCTAACACCCCAGTTGGGGTTGGCTTTTTTCAGCGCCTCTTCGGTGGTCCAGTCGTCCGTATCATCCAAGCCATACACCACCCCAAACTGGGACTCGTCCTTGGTTGAGCCATTGAGCACCTTGAGCACAAACCCGCGCACCTCGTAACAGATGCCGGCACGGTTGGACCCGGCGGTCGTGATCACCCAAAGCAAGCTCTGAGAGCGCTTACCAATCGACGTCTCAACGACATCGAACACTGAACGGGTACGGTGCGCGTGGAGCTCGTCCACGCAAGCAAAGTGCGTATTCAAACCGTCAAGGGTCGAGCCCTCGGCGCTTTGCGCTTCAAACTTGCTCGCCGTGTCCAACTGCAAGACAACGTGCGCTTGCACGTCAACACCCAACGATTGACAAAGCCGTGGCGACTTTTTCGCCATCTGTTTGGCATCGTTGAACACGATCTTGGCTTGGTCGCGTGTGGTGGCAAACGAGTAGCACTCAGCACCACCCTCGCCATCAGCCGCCATCATGTACAGCGCCANTGCCGAGCTCAANGCCGACTTGCCGTTGCCGCGTGGCACTTCGACATACACGCGACGGTAGCGACGAAATCCCGCGGGTGTCACCCACCCAAACACGGTCGTCAAAATAAAAATCTGCCACGGCTCAAGCACAATGGGCGTGCCCGCCAGTGGTCCTTTGGTGTGCGGCAACAGCTCGATAAACCGNCANACCTTNGCGGCTCGNTCCACGTCGAACGTGAACGGTGCCGACTTTTTTGACCAACGCGCCAAGTCATCAACCTGACGCTGACAAGCGTCCTTGACGTGCTTGCACGCCGGTATCTTGCCGCTTAATACGTCCTCGATGTACTGGTTGGCAATGCCAACGTAATCGCGTGACTTGCTCACTTCAGATTGACCGCAAACTCATCAAATGGGTTGACGTCTTGCTTGCCTGTTGGCACACCGAGCTTGGACGTGTCGCTTGGCGTCATATTGAAGTCTTTGAGCAACATTCTGATGTTTTTCAAACGCTCGGCGCCAACTTTGGCGGGGTTTTTGCGAAATTCAGCCATTTCCACGCACAACAACTCCAACGTCATCGCGTGGTAGCCTTTGATGTTCTTGAGCTTGTTNTCCAAGCCCAGTGCCTCCACCCAAATCGCCTTGGCTTCAGGCGACAAGTGCTCGGGCGGCTCGGCGCTCATCTCATCAAGCTCTGGGTCCTCACGTTTGCGTTGCGGGTCTTTGGCAAACGCCCCCGACAACGCCAACACCTTTGCGGGTTTGCGTCGGGCTGGCATAGAAAATCCTTATTGAAAATTGGTTATCAATTAATTCTGACTGTAGACAATTTAAATGCGGGCTTACGAATTTGCCGGATTGGGCGCCGTCACGTTGTAAAAACGCAACACTTTGGGGCACCCCCTGTGGATAACTTATCCACAGTTGTAAAAAAGCAACAAAAAGCCTGTGGATAACTCAAACCCACGCCAAACACGCCTCACGGGCGCGTCGCTTCGACTCAGGCGTGCGTCGGGCATCGTTGGCGATCCGATCGAGGCAAATTCGCTTGTCCACATCGAGCACCACCAACTCGGCATCGAGCTTGTCACGCCACCAGTGCCGCTTGTCCTCGCTTGGCGCGGTCACAATGAGCCAACAGCGCTTGTATTGCGTGTTCTCATTCAACCCTGCCAAGAGCTTGTTTCTGACCCGCACAGCGGCTGTGCGTTGCTCATACGACGCCTCGTACAACTTCAGCCCGTAGGCTTCAGCGGCGATCACGTCAACGTCAAGCACCAGATCACCGGGCTTGGCTCGATCCTCAACGTATTTGCTCTTGCCTGAGCCGGGCGGTCCTGCCACCACGGTGACGGGGATCGCGGGCTTGGGTATCCATTCGGGATAAAAGCTCGTCCACTGCTGATCTGGCAGTTGCTCGACCGCTGTCTTTAGCCGGTGGCACTCCCGACAGATCGCCTGTAAATTCTCAACGTCATCGGTGCCACCATCAGCCTTGCGGGTGATGTGGTCTACCTCAGCCGCCAACCGTGTACGACCATTGCTCAAGCACACTTGGCATAGCCCTTGATCCCTGAGCATCACGCTGTCGCGTATCTTGCGCCATGCGTACCCATAGCCGCGCTCTGTCGTCGTCATGACGGGTTGCTTGGCTCTGTCCTTTGACCAACCCGATCGCTTGGTCTGGGCGTGCTTGTCGCACTTGCCGGGCTTGTCTAGCAGGACGGGACAACCGGGGTAAGAGCATGGGCTTTTGGGTCTGTTTGGCATATTCAAAAAGCAAGCGCCCCAAGACCGAGAGATCATTGGGGCGCTTCAAGGGGCTCGGAGCAAACGAGCAACGGAGTCAACCAACCACAATAACAAGAGACAACTCGCCCATCGGACGATACGGACGTATCCGCACGGGTGCCTTGTTATTGTTGTGGCTCAATAATAGCCACGATTTATTGAGAATGCAATATCAATCTAAAAAGATCGCAAACTGGCAACCGTCTTGGCGACATAGGTGCACATGGCATCGTCGAGCTTGTGAATCAAACCCTGCGCCAATTTGTGTGCGCGGGCGTAATCAAGCTCACAGCCGTCCATTGGCGTCAATGTGATTGCTGATACGCCTGAGCCGTCACACGCCTTGCACACGGCTCCTGAGTCCACCTGAGCCCCATCCTCGACGATAAAGCCGCGTCCGTGGCATCGCTTGCACCGATCCGCAAGCCAGTACGCCACCGTGGTCACGCCAAGAAACTCCAGATCGTCCACTGAGCCGCCCATGAACTTGCGGCGAGCTTGCGTGACCATGATCTTTTTCGATCGCTGTACAAGCTCTCTGGTGCGCCCACAGTCGCCGACATACTTAGCCCAAAACGCCACAGAGCCCAACGGCTCAGTCTTTGACGACCAACCCGACCCAATCACCTTGTCCAACGGGCACGCCTGTTGCATCAGCCTCAAATCGTCGCTGTTGAGCGACAGCGCCACCCGTTCAAAAAGTCTTGTTTGCATATCACCAACCTCCCACGCCGATCTGTCTGGGCATACCCGCCACACGCTCTGACACGAGCCCGTAGTGCTTGCGGAACTGAAGCGGTCCTTTGCTGAACCGATTGATTAAATTGCCCGGCGTGGCGCCCTTCCTTAGCCGGTCATCTTTCATCGACTCGATGGCTCGTCGATAGCACTCTAGTGGGTCTTTGCTGACCGCCTTGACGGTGCACCCAATTTGCTTTGCCACCAAAGCCGCCATCTCGGGCTTGTGCTTGGGCGCCTTGTCGCCGCGCTTAACCACCTCAGCCCTCACCTCTTGACTTAAACCCTCAAGCTCTTTGCGATCACGCCAGTTCAGTTGCTCATACATGATTAAGTCCTCCATTATTCAAATCGCCGCAACCGGCGGTCATTAACATCCAAGCCTCGTGAATAAGCTCTTGCACCTCAACCATCATGTCTGGGTGATCGTCGATCGTGGCGAGCAAAGCACTTTGTTTAGCAAAGCGGTTGCCGTTCCAACCAAAATAGACTGATGTGGGATTTTTAGCGTCGCCGCGCCTAAATCTTTTCTTGCCGGGTTTGTGATAACCGCGGCACCTGACCAACTTACCGTTCATCCATGTACCGCTTTTTGTGCTCGACACCTCATACCGAATTGACAACACCCACGGCACCCCATCATCGCCATCCAACAGCGCCGCATTAACCCAACGCCAACTGTTCGGTATGTACTTTTGTCTTTCATTCAAAACCACTTTTGCCAAGTCAAAATTCATGTCCATTTTTTGAGCTCCTTTGCTTCGTTTGACCCCATCCAAAAAATTTCGGGGTTTTTCATATTCGTTGCCGTTTTGATTACCAATTCACGACCCGACTGTGCGCCCGCATCCGAAGCGACT